GGAGTTACAGAACAAAGTATTGAAAGAAAAGTTAAGTCTAAGTATTACGTTATTTATCAAGCAGAACAAGCTATTGATAATTTATATAATGAATATTTAAAGTCAGTTGGTAAAAACGTACAAAATAAAGCTGAAAGATTAGTGGGTATTAAAGTTAATAGAGGTAAAAATGTATTATCTCCTAGAGAATTTAGACAAGAAATATTCTTAGCTAAAATGAATTTACCTAACAAAAATATACCACAAGCTAAACAAGCAGCATTAGAAGTTGATAAATATGTTTATAAACCTTTAGGTCAAGAGTATGTAGATGTTGGTGTGCCATTAAATTGGCATAGAGCATATTTAGATAAAGCTAATACTATTACAGCAAGATTAAAAGAAACACAGGCAGATAGAGGATTAACTGTTAAAGGTCAAGAAACATTAGCTAAATGGGAAAAGATAAGTAGAAGATTAGAAAATAGAATTAAGATGTATGAGAGTGGTGAAGGTTTAAGAAAAAACTATGTCAATATAGTTTGGAAAAGAGATATGCTTGATAAGAACTGGGATGAGTTTAGTGATCTTATGTTTAAAACTGTTCAAAAAAGATATCCTAAATTATCTAATACAGAAATTAACAAAATAGTTAAGTCATTTAAAAATTATCAACCTGTTGTAGCTTACGACAAGATTGACGATATCTTGTTAAAAACAGAAACTAATCCAGACAAGATAGAAAAAATATCTTCTAGATTCTTCTCTAGAGATTTAGATATTAATTACGAAGATTTTATTAAAGCTGGTTATATTGAAACAGATATACAAACATTACAAAAGTTATATTTTAATCAAGTTGTTCCAGATATTGAAATAACTAAGGTATTTGGTGATCCTTTAGGATTAGGTACACAATGGAAACCTGATGGTAAATATACTGTTGGTATTAAACAAATAGCTGAAGAATATGATGAATTAATTGATGCAGCTAAAACACTAGCTCAAAAAGAGAAATTAGCTGCTACAAGACAAAAAATACTAAAAGACCTAGATTCTTCAATTCATTTAATTAGAGGTACATATGGATTAGCTGATGATCCTAATAGAGCTATTAGTAGAGGTATCAGAATAGGTAAACTATATAATTCAATGTCAATGCTAACTGGTATTGCTCAAGTAGTTGATAGTGCAAGATTAGTAATGATTAATGGTATTGGTAAAACATTTAGAACATCATGGGAAATATATACATCTAAAATGGGTAAACAGATATTTAATCAATCTAAAAGATCTGCTCAATTAGGTGGTGAAGCTATGGATCTATGGAATAGCTCTCGTGCTATGAGTATGTATGATGTGGGAGATGCTTTTGGTGTTTATAATAAATTTGAAAGAGGATTAAGCTCTGTAGGTAATTTATACTTTACATTCTTAAATCTTTCTAACCCTTGGAATACTGCTGTTAAATCAGTAGCTAGTTTCTACAATGGTACAAGAATATTTGAAGGAATAGAAGCATGGGGTAAAGGATCTATTAGTAAAGTTAATAAAGCTAGATTATTAAATCTAGGTATAGATGAAGCTATGGCTAAAAGAATATTAAAACAATATCAACAACATGGTGTTGGTAAAGGTGGTAAGACAAAATGGAGTGAATTAGGAGATGATTTTAAATACATAAGAGTAGCTAATTCAGAAGATTGGACAGATGATGTTGCTAGAGAAGCCTATAATAATGCTATAGGTAAACAAGTAAATATTGACATTGTAACACCAAGTAAAGGTGATGTACCTTTATGGGCTAATACTGAAATAGGTGGAATGATAGCTCAATTTAAAAAGTTTGGTATGGCATCAACACAAAGAATGTTAATGCGTGGATTACAAGAAAAAGATATGAATCAATTACAAGGTGTATTGTTATTATTAGCTGCTGGTGCAGCTGTAGATGCTTTTAGACAAAGAGCATTTGATAGAGATTATAGCAAAAAACCCTTTGGACAAAAGATAGTAGACGCATTTGACAGATCTGGTATAGGTGGGGTATACTCAGATGTAAATAATGCGATTGAAAGATTAAGCAATAATCAGGTAGGTTTTAGACCTTTATTAAACGCTAAAAAGCCATATGGAACTTATAGAGATTTTTTTAATAATCCTGTGCCTGATGTCTTAGGACCAACAGCCAGTCAAATAGCCAATATTGCTGATATTGCTTGGACTTGGGGTACAGGTAAATACAATCATCACACAGCAAGGAATGTGCGTAGACTTTTACCATTTCAAAACGTATGGTTTCTTGATTCTATTTTTGATAAATTAGAGAAAGATATACTTAGATAATGAGCATAACAATATCAGACACCAGCCCTAGAGTGCAATATACAGCAACGTCTGGTCAAACAACTTTTTCTATTCCTTTCGAGTTTTTTGATGATGATGATATAGTAGTAATTAATACTAATGCTGGTGGAGTAGATACAACTTTAACTAAAGCTGCAACTCCTTCTGATGCATCACAATATTCAGTATCTGGTGCTGGAGAAACTGGTGGTGGATCTATTACTTTAGGTGCTGGTGCAACCCTAAATGATATCTATACTATTTATAGAGATCTTCCTATTGCTAGAAGCACTGATTTTCCTAACTCTGGTACATTTCCTATTGAAACACTTAACACAGAATTAGACAAAATTGTTGCAATGATGCAACAAAATGAAAGAGATTTTAATTTTACTTTAAAAGCTAAGGCTACTACATCTACTGCTTATGGATTAACATTCCCAGAATTAGTTGCAAATAAAATATTAACTGTTAATAGTACTGGAAATGGATTAATCTTTTCTCAAGAAGTAGGTAACTTCAGAGGAGATTGGGCTGCAAGTACAGCTTATGTACAAAGAGATTTAGTTAAAGATACTAGTAATGGAAACATTTATATTGTTAATACAAGCCACAGTTCTAGTGGTTCTGAGCCATTATCTAGTAATGCCAATAGTTCTTATTATGATTTAATTGTAGATGCTGCTTCAGCAACCAGCTCGGCTAGTGCTGCATTAGCTAGTGCTACAGCCGCTGCCGCTTCTGCTACAGCTGCTGCAAACTCAGCGACAAATGCCGCTACATCAGCAACTAATGCTGCAACTTCGGAATCTAATGCTGCTACTTCAGAAACAAATGCTAGTACATCAGCAACTGCTGCATCTAACAGTGCATCTGCTGCTGCTACAAGTGCTACCAACGCTGCAACATCAGAATCTAACGCATCTACTAGCGAAACTAATGCTGCTACAAGTGCAACTAACGCTGCTAGTTCAGCGACATCTGCTGCATCATCAGCTACTACTGCAACTACACAAGCTAGTGCAGCTAGTACATCTGCTACTAATGCAGCGACTTCTGCAACAAATGCTGCTAATAGTGCAACAACTGCAACTACTCAAGCCAGTAATGCTGCTACATCTGCGACAGCTGCACAAACAGCTCAAACAGCTGCTGAAGCTGCACAAACTGCTGCTGAATTAGCTGCTGATAACTTTGATGATACATATTTAGGAGCAAAAGCATCTGATCCTACACTCGATAATGATGGAGATGCCTTGAACGCTGGTGATTTATACTTTAATACTACCAGTAATGTACTTAAATATTATGATGGATCAGCATGGAATAACATTGAATCTACTGATACCAGTGGGTTTGCAACGAAAGGATTTGCGACAGCTATGTCTATCGCATTATAAAGGAGAAATAGATGGCACAAGACTTTGAGAGAAATTTTGCGAGTTCAATATCAAACTCATCTGGTTCACCAACTACATTAGTTACATCTAACAGTGATGATGCAATAGTATCAATTAGATGTGTTAATAAACATACAGCTTCAATTAATGTAACTGTATTAGTTAGTTCTGGTGGTACAGATTATTTTGTTATTAAAGATGCACCTGTATCTGTAGGTGGATCATTAGAACTTATAGATTCTGGGAGTAAAATTGTCATACAAAATGGTGACGTACTAAAGGCATATGCTGATACAGCTAGTGCTGTAGACGTACTAACATCATTTGTAGACGCAATTAGTACATAATGGCTTATATCGGAAATAGACCAGCAGATAAATATCAAACTCTACAGAAACAGAGTTTTACTACATCTGCTACTGATACCTATACACTTGATTATGCAGTAACAAATCCCCAAGATTTAGCACTTTTCATCAATTCAGTGAGGCAGAATCCGCATGATGCCTACACTGTGTCGAACACAACGCTAACTCTATCCTCTTCAATTACTGGTTCAGATACTATGTATGCAGTGTTCTTAGGCAAGGCAGTTGAAACTGTAGCACCAGCATTATCTTCTGTAACAAATGATATGTTAGCTGGTTCTATTTCTAACGCTAAACTTGCTAACTCATCTATTACTTTAAATGGCTCTGCTGTTTCTTTAGGTGGTAGTGCTACTGTAGGTGGAACTAATACACCTTCTTTTCATGTGTATGCATCTTCAGGTCAAACTGTAACTGCTTCTGCACAAACAAAAGTAGTATTTAACACTGAAGTTATTGATACAGATAATGCTTTTGCTTCTAACACATTTACAGTTCCTTCAGGAGAAGGTGGTAAGTATTTAATGTATGCTTGTGTTCACAATAGTAACAGACAACCAGCAAGATATCATGTTCAGATAAGACAAAATAATTCAGAAAAATTAACTTTAGAAAATGGAAGTGGTGGAGCTTATTCTGGTGTTCATGTCAGTGGCTTAGTTGATGCAAGTGCAGGTGATACCTTTGATGTCTATTATTACAATACTGAAGGTTCAGATATGACTATTGATGGTGGTATTAGCAAAATGTTTTTTGGAGGTTTTAAATTATTATAATGGCAAATTTAAGAAATAAAATAGTAGTACATCTAGGAAATGAAATAGATTTTAAAAGAGATGTTATTTTAGAAGATAACGGAAGTGGTGTTTACATTAAAGAATGGAATTTAGATACTGCTCAACCTACTCAAGAACAGCTAGACGCATTAGAAACACAAGCTGATGAGTATGAACAAAATTTAATCACATCTAGAGAAACTAACAAAATATCTGCTAAACAAAAACTCCAAGACTTAGGATTAACAGTAGATGAAATTAAGGAGGCTTTCGGAATATAATGCCTATAACTAAAATACAAGCAGAGAGTATGAACCTTGCAGATACTTATGATTTTACTGGTACAGTAAGTGGTGCTGCTGATTTAAGTTCTTTAAACGCAAGTAACTTAACTTCAGGAACACTTCCTGATGCAAGATTTCCTTCAACATTACCAGCTCTTAATGGTTCTGCATTAACTAATATTAGTTCTATAGGTGTTGGACAAACTTGGAGCAGTGTTTCAAGAAGTGCTAATGTTACTTATACAAACAATTCTGGTAGAGCAATTGCTATGAGATTAGCTTATCATTCTGGTCTTTCTGTTCTTTTCTTTAATGATACTGATACAGGATATTGGAATTATGGAATAAGTTTTATTGTACCTAATGGTTCAAGTTGGAAAGTTAATGCTATTACTTACGCATGGGAGTTAAGCTAATGAAACATTATATTGATAGAGAAACTAACGAAATTTACGCATATGAAACAAATGACACTAATATTAAAGAAGGATTAGAACTTCTTAGTGATGCTGAACTTACACAAGAATTACAGAAAAAAGAAGATGCACTACCTTATGATGTCAAAAGACAAAGAGAATATACACAACTTAATCAATTTGAAATGCAGTTTGATGACCAAGT